ATTTGTAATAGAAAACTGATTAGACGCTAAAGTTAAGCCAGTTCCTGCGGTATATGTATTTACATTAGAAAATTGCACCCATGGCATTGCTGTAACGCCAATTGTGCCTGTGGTTGATGCTGTGCAAACCCAACCTGTATCAATATTTGTAGTGCCATTTAAGATAACTGTATAAGCACCTGGCACTTCTGACCATACATCCATGTCTGTAGAACGTGACCAAGTTCCTGAAGATGCTATATAAATTCCGTTGTTTGCAGAAGTTCCCTGATTTTTAACTAAAACTCTATCGCCTGCGGAAATTGTATAACCATCAATAGTTTGTATGCCTGAAAGCGTAATATTGGCTGTTGTTGCTACTTGACAAGCAGCTTTAGGGCCTAAACCTTGCGCTACAGTATCAACATAGAATTTATTAGCTATGTCGGTATTGCTAGATGGAGTAGTAGATATTTGACCTGTTGTGGTCGATATATTAGTAAACACACCTGTTGAAGGTGTAGTAGCACCAATAGTCGTGCTATCAATCGTGCTATTTGTAATTGTTAATCCTGATTGAACAGGATTAAGTGTGGCATAGAATGGCTGACCCTGCCCAATAAACGTATTAAACGTATTGTCTAGATTGAATAACGCCTGAACAGGCAGAATATTCTGATCTATCGTCTTTGCAGGATCAGACATCTAAATTCCCTTAAGATTGGTCAGCTACTGGTGTAACGTATAAAGCTGTTGTTCCGCCTGACGCAATTGCTGTTAAATAAAAAGGTGTTGTTGGAACTGCTAAAACTACAGGAGTTTCCATGATTGCAGGTAATATAAAATCACCTGTGTTTCCATCAGTAGCAAATACTGCATTAGCCGCAGCAGTTGCTGTGCCTGGTGTAAACTTAATAGCACATGGATAAGCGCCTGCATTTAAAAATGCAGCGTAGTTTACTTGGTCGTTAGTCGAATCATTAATAGTAACAGCAGAGTGTTGTGAAGTTGTTACAGTTAATGTCGTTGTAGGGCCAGCTAAACGGATTACTGAAGTATTTGCCATGATTTATCCTTAAACTGCGTTAGTAGGTAATGGACCTTCAGCTCTTACAATTTGTAATACATAGTTACCAGTAGCAGGAGTTGCACTAGAACCTGATGTATTAATAAATTGAATTTGAAGTGTATTAGCTGCAGAACATTCTGCTTCAGCATAAGCAATACCTGCTGTTTGTGTGCCTACATAACCAACAGGAATTATAATATCTGTTGTTTGTAAACCAGCTACAGTAAATGTTTGGTTAGATGATGTTGAAGATACAGCGCTTGGAGCTAATGAAGCTGATATATAAAACGTTTCGTGTGAATTTCCACGAGTAACTGTTGTTGATGACATGATTTTTCCTTTGCAAAGAAATCTAGAAACTAGATTGGTTAATTATACTATAAATAAAGAAAAAGCCATCTTGAAAAATGGCTTTCTCTCTTTAAAACATTGTTTACTAGCTTAAGTCGTAACCAAATACATAAACATCAACAGTTGCTGTAACAAATGGTGTTGAAATGTTTACATAAAGGTTTTGAGCAGTTTGTGCTGCAGTTGTAGTTGGGCTGATAACATCAGTAACTGTGTTGCCTGTTACGCCTGTTAAAGCTGCCGCTGTGTAAATAGCTGTTCCACCTTGTGATGGAGCAGTATATAAACCAAATACTACTGTGTGAACGTCTGCACTTGCGCCTGCGTTATTAGCATTTGCAACTACAATTTGTTGAACAGAATATGTAGTTGAATTGATAATAGGAAGGTTAAAGTCTTGTGCTGCAGCTGTGCTTACACCTTTGTAGACAGCTAATAAGCGGTTAGCTTGATTAGTGCCTAGTTGGGATGGGTGAACTGCAACGGTGGTTGCTGGGCCTGGATTCGCCATAATAAATTTTCCTTTTTTTTGTTTTCTAATTAGAGGGGATTTTACTCCCCCCTGTCCGTTATATTACTTAAGCTGCTACTCGGCAAGCTAACTCTGGGTAGAGTGGAGCCCAACCGTATAGAACATCAAGACGTGTAGGAATTGAGTCATTGTTAATTGTGTATTGACGAACAACACGCATTGAAAGACCAATTTCTTTGTCAGATGCACGACCTGCGAAATGAACACCGTCAGGTAACTCAAGATCAGCTACTGCGAGTGTAAACGCATTTCTGTGCATAATGATGTTTTGTGGTGAAACAGCACCAGTATTGTTAAATGGTGTAACTGTTTGTGAACCAGTTGAAGTTACTGATACGTTTTGGAATTGACCTGCAGTAATAACTGCTGGTGAAACGTTTACAGTAGCTGTGCCTGATGAAGAAATAGTTACAGGTGAATTAACAACGAAGTTACGGAGCTTGTTAGAACCATAAGCTTGACGATTTTGTGGGTTTACTGCATAAACGCCAGCGATAGTGATAACGTCACCTTGGTTTAGCGAAGCATTAGCTGAAGCTGCACCGATAGTGATGTTTGAGCTTTGCGCCCAACCACTTGTTAAGAAACCAGTAGCTGTTGTAACGTTACATGAAAGTGTAGCACTTGAATATGAACCAAATTGTTGTGAAACAACGTTTTGATCCATTTTCCAATTCATACCACCTGAATCACGACCCATTAAACCTTTACGGTATTGTTCGCCAATTGCTTCTTGTGGAACAAATAAGCCTTTTAAGCTGTCAACGATTGTTGCAGATGTAAATGGCTCAACGATACATGATCTACGACCATCTCTTGGAGCGCCTTCAGAATCAAGATAAGCACCTGCTGTTAAGTAAGTGATTAAACCTGTTGGAGGTGTGCCTGCTGTGCCAACGATGTTAGCTGTGTTGTTTTTAGCCATTACTAAACCATCGCGGTCAATCTTGTTGGCGATAGCTGCAACTGCTGGTTTAAGAACACGGTCACTAAACATATCTAAAGATAATGCCAAGTCTTGTGTTGTAAATTGTGTATCAACGTGGAATTGTGTTGATAATGTTACTGGAACTGAAGTTTCATTGAAATCTTCAACGTTAAGAGCTGGACCAGTTGTTCCGATGAAACGGCCTGGGCGTCTTACGTTAACTGTGTTACCGATTTTTGCACCTACTACAGCGAATTGGTCATCGTAGTTACGATCAACTTCTGAAGTAAATGTTAATTCGTTTTCCAAGACCATCAACGCTTCGTTAGTGATCTTGCTAATGGTTAGTAAATTATTAGCCATGATATTTCCTTATTTTAAGAGTTTAATATCCTGCTACCTAATTTTCCCTGCTTTACGAGATTCACGCCATTGTTGGTAAGTGCCATGGAATTCACCATCTGAACTAACACCAACATCGGCAACTGCTGAATTCGTCTTTATGGGACTAATTGGTGCAGGTGCTTTACTGCGTGCTACAGAAGGTTTCGTTTCAGCTTCAGCTTTGGCTTCTTTTGGTGTATCTTTAACCTCAAACTTTGCTTCCAATTTTCCAATGGCTCGGAGCGCACTAATCATAGGCATTTCAGCAATTTGTCTAGCTTCTTCGATATTTTCAGCTAAATAATACAAAATTCTAGGCCCTACTTCTGATTCTAGGATTGCATCTCTGATTTCAGGGCTTACCTGCACATCAGCGCTTGCTACCATATCTTCATAGTCAGGAAACTCGGCTTTTGTAACTTCTAGCTTCTTTTGCCAAGATTGGACAAGTTTTTGTCTTTCTTCATTGGCTTTACGTTCAGCTTCTTGCTTATCTCTATTTCTTAATGCTTGTTCAGCCGAATATTCAGCTAATGCTTTTGCATATTCAAAAGCATCAGTAAATTGTTCAGGCTTGGGTTCAACTTCTTCTACTTCCGTAGGTTTTGGGTTGACCTTTTGCTCTAATTCTTTGAGTCTTGTTTCTAGCGCTTCCCTTTGCTCTCGTTCTTTAGCAGCGTTTTCTTCTGCTAATTTACGAGCCTTTGTAAGCTCTGAAAATCTTTTCTCTAGCTTTGGATTTGGTTTCTTTTCTTCCGTTGCTTTTGTTTCTTCAGGTTGCGGTTCACTCTGATCTGTTGCTTCCTCAACAGGCTCTGAAGGAGTTTCCTCTTGAACTTTTTGTTCTACTTCAGCCTCTGCTGGTGCTTCTGCAGCTAAACCCAACTTATTTGCATAAAACGCTTCTGAATTTTCAGAAGTTAATACTTGTCCTGCTTCTCTTTCTGACATGGATTTCCCCAAGATTTTTACCCAATGTAATCCATTGGTAGATATTTTGCCTTTATACTACAAAATTACTTATCTTGCAATCGATTGGTCTTTAATAGATTGTTCTGCTGCATATTCTGAAGATTGTTGCTCTACATTACGCATAGCTATTTCACGTTCTAAACGTGCTGTATCCATGTGATGTAGCAATAATTCCATAATAGCTTCAATTTCAGTCTTATTCTGTGCGGTAACTGCTTTAGTGTTGACATCGTGGACTCGTGCTTCCAATTGTTTCTCAACATTATGTGCTTTACCTGTTTCACGCATAAGTTCGCGTTTAGTTTCGTGATCTTGTTTAACTTGCTCAATGTCTTGACGTTGTTTAATAAACATTTGCATTTGTTGCATTTGTTGTTGCATTTGTTGATTTTGAGCTTGTAGTTTTTGTAATTCCATTTGGACTCTTGGTGGCACTTTAGATTTGTCATCCACTTTAGCTAATGGGTTATTAACTGCTAATCGGTCAGCAATAGTTTCTGCACCTGGGAAATCCATGTTTCTTACTACTAAATCGCCTGCTTGTTGGATTAAAGCAGGATCGGCTGCGAATAATTGCATCATAGCGTCAACAGCTTCTTGACGTTTAGAGTTGTAGCCTGGGCCTGTATCCATAACTACATCATATTCGCCTACTGTGACATCATTAAGAATCTTTGTAATGCCTTCTTCGTCTTGACCATATTCGTTAATAGTTAAGATTTCAGGTTTGCCATCATCACCAATGATACGCATAACTCGTTGTCTATCGTAAATATGTGGGATTAAGTCTAGAATGACGCGACCTGTTTGACGGATAGAACGAGTTAAGTTGTCATAATAGTGGAAATTGGTTAAATCAACTTGTTGTTGCTGACCTTGTAGGGCTTTGCCTGAAATATTGCCTTGAGGTAATTGAGCTGGATCAAATATACCTACAACTTGCATTAAGTCTGTAGTCATTGATTGAGCAGCCGCCATAATCCCTGCTGGTGGTGGTTCAGGTTGCAATCTTTGTGGAGCAGGTGCAGGTTTACCATCAATATCTGTTTGTTTATAGCGTAAAACAGGCATAGATTTAATGTTAGCCATAGCCCATTCGTTCTCATGGCCTTCATCTTGACCTTCAGCTAACAACCATTTAGCTTTAGGTGCTAATGCAACTGACTCTGTAAGTGAAGTTTGCCAAAAGTTATACATTCTTTGTGGGTCTTTGGCCATTCTTACAATACCAAATTTCTTTTTCTTATTCTCAACGACAGTTTCTTGGCCATAAACAGGAATAATAGGAATGTATTTACCAGCCCATTCGCCTTCTTCTAATACTTCCATAGATGTTAGTTTGCACCATCTAATCTTTTTCTCGTATGAGTCCCTTGTTTCAATGATTGTAATGCCTGCAATATCTAAAACGTCTTGTGGTGGTAATTCATCTGACTTAACTGTTGTGCCGTCTGATAGTAAATGTAATTTAATTGGTTTGCGTTCTGTGTAGAAGTATTCAGCTAGTCTAATATCCTCTTTCATAACCCATTCAGGATTAGTGTCACCTGTGCCACGCATTGTGAATCCTTGATCCACTTCGGCATTAGGATACATTTTCTTGAAGTTTTCTTTACTGATAACTGTGGTGATTAATACCTTTTCTGCATCTGATCCATCAGGCATAACTGAATTAGGATCAAAGTAAACTGTGAAAGGATTATCAATAGCTCTAATGTAGATTTCTTGATCGAATGAATCATCGCGAACATAATCTGTAGTTACACGCCAATATCCCCAACCCATTCTTACTGCAAAGTCACCAGCTTTGTCATAAGCTTGGTCTGCATCGGATTGAACTTCAATGTGACGGAAAATACCTGTAATGATCTCGGCCATCTTTGCGTCTGTTTCATTATTCATGCCATGCGCTTTCATGCGAGGGCGTTGTTGACGCATTTGGTTAGTTAATTGACGGCAATACGCATCAACTTTATTGACTGTTAAACATGGTCTTGCTTCTAAAACTCTTGAATTTTGTATTTCTACAGGCCATTGGTCACCTGCTGCAAACTTTAAATCCTCTAACGCTTCACTTCTGTTCATTTGGTCTGCTTCATTAGCAAACTGTAAGAATTGAATCGCGTCTTGGATTCTTGGATCGTTATCAACAACTTGAGTTTTTTTCATTCTTGCCATGTTTTATCCCATCCAGCTTACGCCAGGAGTATATGTTTGTTTACGGACTTTCTGTTCTTTTTTATCTTGAATCATTAGCCCAATATATCTAAATGCGTCAGCTCCATGTGAATAAACATCATGGAGTGGCGTTCTACTAAATTGACCTGAATCGGGGTCAACTTCATATCGGTAATGACGCAAGCATTGTAACCCATCTGCGCAATTTTCTCTATCAAAATAACAAGAACTGAATATGGTTCGTGCTGCGTTTATAGAATCCACCACAGGAACTCTAGGTAAAATGTTAGTTTTATATCCTGCGGCTCTTACAATATCGTCAATAGAGCGACCATTAGACGCAATATTTTTGCTTTCTGCATCATGTGGTAAGTGAATAGTGTCGTAAACATAGCCTAATTTTTGCAGTTCTTGCAAATAATGGCTCATAGTTTTTTGCGTATCTTGCAAATAATTGATTAATCTTGTTTCCATGCCTATGAATTGAACAAACCAAATAGCTGTATGATCTGCCCAACCTAAATCAAATACTGCATGAACAGGCTTGGTAGCGTCATAAGGCACTCGTGTAATTCTGCCTTGTAGCTCTGCCATATTCATTTCATTAGCAAATATAGCGCCATCTACAGTTAATCTGCATAGGCCTTCCCATACATTATTGTAGGCTGCAATATCACGATTTTTTAATGAATCCTTTTCCATGCGTAATGTTTCAGGAAACCATGGATTGTCTGACCAATTGATTTTGGTAATAACAGAGTTTTCAGGAGGTTTTACAACGAATCTTTGATAGGTTTCGTCTGATTCTAGTTCAGGGTTAAATGTTATCCATATTTCTGATTTCTCTTTACGGATAGTAGGAATAAGAACATTCCATGATGTTTTTGATACTGTTTGAGCTTCTTCTACCCAACATACATCAATACCCTCGAAAGACTTAACATTGGCAATATTGTTCTTTAAGCCAACAAAGGCAAACTCTGTGCCGTTTAATCCTCTGATTGTAGCCTGGGTAACTTCATAAAATGACTCTAGACCCATTTCAATGATTTGATCTGATAGAAGCTTATGAACAGAATCCTTCATGGATGTCATAAATTCTCTAGCGCATAATACGCGAGTAGGGTTTTTAGCGCCTTTTATGAGTAAAGCTCTTGCCACACCCCAAGACTTTGCACCGCCTCGACCTCCATAAAGAACTCGATAGCGTGATTCTTTTGGTTCAAATAGACAAGAAAGCTTAAAAGGAAACTGAACTTTCCCTATGGCTTCCTGTAATTCTTGCTCATTCACTAGGTTTTACAAAAGTTACTTCGATGCCTGTTAACAATGGACTGCCTTCTGCACCTGTAATCTCTTGAAGTTGAACAGCTTTGCCATCCAATCTATCAATAACCTCTTTTACTGCCCAAGGTTCACGAGCAACTGCTGCTTCGACTAAACCTTCAACAACTTGAGGTAGCTTTTCAGGGTTCTGAACAATGTGCTTACGCAAAGCATCATAAAATATCTTTGCTCTTGCATTGTTGTTATTGCCTATTGGTGCGCCCATAATTAACTCAACTATTAACTAATTGATTAAATTATATTATACAGTCGGTTCTTCAGGCAATGGTTCTGCTGGAGTAACTTCTACAGGAGTAGATTGTTCTTGCACTTGTGGTAATGCTTGACCTTTGATTTTAGCTACTAAAGGTTCTGCAATTTCCATAGGAAGTTTATAAACACCTGCTAATACTAATTCTGCTTCTTTGATTTCAAGTTCCAACTTAATGGCCATGATTTGCTCCTTGGTTAAAATGTGTAATATATATCACTTTTTTTGATTTAATTATTTAAATAACTATTACTTTTTCTTACTTTTAGATGCTTCACGCTTCTCGCTGTAGGCGATTGCAACTGCCTGCTTAATAGGTTTTCCTGCTTTTACTTCAGCCTTAATGTTTTCTTTAAACGCTTTAGGGCTTGTTGATTTTTTTAGTGGCATGATTTTATTCCTTTTCCTCTATAAATGCTACATCTTGCCATGACATAATAAGATATTTCTCACCATTATCCATGACAGGTTGAAATTTAAGATATTCGTCTTTACCCATAGTGCCAAATCTAATTCGGTCACCTACAGATACAGGCATAATATCATATTTACCTTCTTTGATCTTTTTACCAGGGCCAACTGCTACTACAACGCCTGTATTGTATTCTTCAGCGTAAACAAAGCCAGGAATTGCTGACTTATCTTCACGCTCTAATGGTTTTACTAGAATTTTGTCTGCAAAGGGTCTAATCATTAGTTTTTCCTTGTAAATTTCGTTCTATAGTATTAGCAAAACATTTAATTTCTTTAAATACTGGGTCATTTGGATCAAATTCATTGATAAATTCTTTCCATTTGTTATATGTTTTATGTTTGTTTTTATTATTAGGCTTCCATTCCCACCAATATAATTTTTTATTTTTTTGACTAATAGGCATTATTTTTTATTCCTTTTAGTTTTATGTTCTTGATCTGATTTCATATCAAGTTTGATCTCATGTTTAACAAATTCAATAGTTATGCGTGATTGATCTTCGATGTATTCACCGCACCAATTGTTTTCGTGTTTATTTAAAGATTGAGGATAGCGATGGCAGTTTCCTAATACATCGCCAAAAGAAAAGAATTTACAATGTTTGCAAATTTCTTTAGAATTTAATACAGCCACTTATTACCTCCATTAATATTTGGTTAGAAACTCCCAATCAGGCTAGGGCTGGTTGGGATTTCGTTTTATTACATACCGTCTTGTTCGTGTTCTATGCGTTTGTGATCGTAAGCAACGTGTTCTCTAGCGCCACCTTTTAATTCACCTAAACGACCATCGTATTTACCAGCGTGTGAAGCTTCGCGTAAGCCAAGTCCATCAGCCTTACCCATACCAACACCGCCTTTTAAACCAACTTTCTTTTCACCTGAAGTGTCAGAAGCAAGAACGCCTTTAGGCATTTTCTCACCTGATACGCCTGGTGTATATTTTTCTGCGTCTTTCATACCCATTTTGAGTTCCTTTTAATCTAAATTTAGCTAAATTTTCACGATTTATTCGCTTCGTGAGCTTTTATTTTAGCAGAAAATTGAGCTTTGAGTATCTTTATTTCGTCTATTGACCACTTTACTGTCGCATTATCAGATTCGAGTGTTTCAACAAGCTGTATTCCAATTTTTCTAATAAGTCCGAGTCTGTAGCGGATGAGGTTACCAGATAAATGGGTGTTACAGGCTGCGCATTGTCTGTGGCAGTTATGCTCGTTAAATCGAAGGTGTCCTGCACTTCCAATGCTTCGGTAATGGCCTGCATGATATGATGAGGCACTTGTTGACCCACAACTAATACAACCGTCATTCTGATCCCTTAATCTTATATATTTATTAAATACTACTTGAGTTTCTTTTAACCAATCGGATCGGCTTTTTAATTTTAATTTAGCTTCTTTTACTTCTTTTTTGACGGTTTTAATTTTTTGATTCTTTGCAAATTCAATAGCACACTTCCATTGGCACACTAACTGAAGCGGTTTTAAGGGTGTAAAGTATGCTTTACATATTTTACACTTCTTCTGTTTGATTGGCTTCACGGAATCTTACTCCTAAATCTGCACCATAAGCATATATTTGTTCCATGTAATTACTAAAACCTAATTTAGTAAGTTTGGAAGTTGATCCAACTAATACACGTTTGCCGTCAGGTGTTTCTTCATATTTTCTATATCCTTCTTTAACTAATTTAGGATCAGGAAAGTCAGGTAAAAATTTTTCTTTAAAGTATTCGTGCCATATTAAAGCTGAATATTGTCTGCCATGCACCCATGCTTGTTGAGCAATATCATTTAGTGGGCCTGCCCACATTAAAGCATTAGCGTTTAATGATCTGCCTTTTTGTTCTTTTCTTATAATAACTTCAAGTGGATATTCAGAATCAATAGGTGCATTTTGTATTGCATTGATTGCTACTTCAGCTTGTGATTTACCAATTAATCTAAATGTTTTTTGCAAATAATCATTTGTCATTTTGTCTTTTCTCGTAATCATTGCGACAATCTATGTCACAAAATCGTTTTTTAGAAGGCTCTAAACAATTAAGACAAAAGCCATTCGATTCAATAGTGGTTTGATGCTCTCTGATATATTTGATAGCTTCATCTCTATCGTGTTGTTCTAAATCGCTGGCTTTGTCAAAATCATCTTGCATAAATTAAAAAGGGATGTCTGATTCCATATCCTCGAAACCTGTAGGAGCTTGTGTAGGTTTAGCAACTTCTTTTGCTTCATCACGACTGCCTAACATTTGCATTTGATCTGCAACGATTTCTGTGGTGTAACGATCCTTTCCTTCTTTGTCTTGCCATTTACGAGTTTGGAGTCTGCCTTCAATATAAACAGGTTTACCTTTTTTTAAATATTCACCAGCAATCTCTGCAAGTTTTCTAAAAATAACAACATTGTGCCATTCTGTTTTGTCTTGCTTATTGCCATCTTTGTCTTTCCATGATTCAGTTGTAGCTAAACTAAAATTACAAACTGCGTCACCATTTGGTAAATGTCTTAATTCAGGGTCTTTACCAAGATTGCCTAATACGATTGCTTTATTTACTGATGCCATGTTGCGCTCCTCTGTTGTGAATTGTTGTGACATTAAATAATACATATTTATTGTTTAATTGTCTTTTTAAGAATTGAACTTTAATATTGCGTCTTTCTATGAATTCAATGTCTTTTGTGGTAATAGGAAGATTAATTCCATAAAAGTTATTTAGTAACACGAATAACCTCCCCTGTAGATTTATCCAACTCATACTCATACATATCAGCTTTAGATAATTTTTGATTTTTAATGCGTTGACCGAAAATTTTTTCAAAATTCTCATCAAACTTTTTTTGATCTACTGATCTGTATGTATCACCTTTGCCTGCTTCATGCGCCATATTTCCTCCTAAAATAATGGTTCAGCTTTAATTAAATCAAATACATTTTCTTTAGGCTGCTTGGGTAATCGTTTAATAATGTGATTAGGTTTATTTAAAATATAAAACAAAGCTTCATGCTTTGTTCTAAATTTTCTTATCGCTTCATTAAAGTCATCAATCACTACATAATTAAACATTAGTCCTCGCAGTTTCCGCCAATACATCTAGCGTTAGCTAATGCAGCTTCTTCTATATCGGCTATTGCATCTTTGCCAATAAAGTCATCTGCTGCAATTCTTAATCTATTGTATAGACTTTTTTCTACTTCGGTTACAGAAGTTTTCATAAGAAATCCTCTATCCCTGGCATGATCTGTTATAACAGAGTTGACATAATCAGAAGGCTCTACACCCCATGATTCAACTTCGCTATATTTTTTGTCATCCAATTCAACTTCAATGATTACACTAAATCGTTTCATGTTTTACCTTTCTAATTAAC